CCAGTCAATTCACCGCTACCAATGCCAACACGAGTAAATTGCAGCGTTTTACCACCTTGCACTTTACCTTGTAGATTAATGCCATTTTGTGTTAAAACTAATCCACCAAAGCTCACCTAGATCACCTGCTTTACCACTAATTTTTCAGCAACATGTAGAAAGGCCCCAAACGTCAAAGGAAGGTTTTCCGTTTGGATGATTTCAACTTTCTCTAATTTCGCGCTTTTTCTTTTAACCGAATCAATGGCTCGGATAAATTGCAGGGCTTTCTCGTTCGTTGCTGAACTATTATTCGTTCGAACTTTAAAATGAAAGGGTTCTCCGTTATATTCGAACCATTCAATCACTTGTCCGTCACCAAAAACCGTCTGCACGAGCTCCTCAACAGCTCCCTTTGTTCCCTTTTGGCGATGAAAAAAGAGAGCCTTGTTGATTAGCTCTCTCTTTGTATCAATATCCAGTGAGGCATCATAAAAATCCACATGTTTTTCAGACGCAATCGTATCAAGTAACCAATCAGGAATTTCGTTCTTAGGATCAAGAACTTTACTTTTTTTGAAAACGTAGGCAAGAATCGCTTGAACCGCTTGAGCCATTGCCTGATCTTCAGGATGATGGATCAAATGAGATGGCAGCACCTTCAAAAGTAATAAGGAATCATTGAGATCATTCATCGATTAGCCCCCCATAGGTGAGTTGCACTGTGTCCGGCCATGCCACCTGATTTTTATCAATCGGGACAAATTGTTCGGAATGAATAACAATTCGACTGATTCCCTGTTCTTTTAAACGCATAATCAACTCACTCGCATCAATGCTACGACCGAGTTTACTTTTTTGCCACAAAATGTAGTCATTACATACCGTTTGGACAATTTCTTCCATTTGATCTTGAGTGCCATCCTTATCACTGGTTAAATAGTAAGTCAGATCAATGGAATAATTGGCAATTTCCGGTTTTGAAACGGTTAGTTGATCCGTTAATGGACGGACATAGCGATCATTTAATTTTGTTAGGATTGCTTGACAGAGCTTATCTGAAGGCATGCCCCCATTTGCAAGAAGCGGAACCACGTTGACGGTTCCCGGATTGGGCGAGAGAACCTGCACATCAACAATGGATTGATCAGTTGAAATGGCATGGAATTTATACGCCTCTTCCGGGCCAGCCGTTGAATAGCTTTCGTTAGATTGGCGTATGCGTTCTGCATAGGCATCGTCGTCCTCCCAATCCTTGCCTCCATCGGATTTCACTGTATTATAAACGTTGGACACCCATGGAACCGGGTCAACGAGATCCGTGATTTGATTCGGTAAATAACCGTTGCCCACAGTACCGGCTTCTTCACAAGTTGCACTTACTTCTACGGTTGGTGTTCCTTGTTGTACGACAACATCCTGATCAACCACAAAATTAAGTTCATTAACCGCTACTCGTGTGCCCTTGGGAATGGTAAAGGCTTCTGGATTAGAGACCTCGAATTTCAAGATCGTATTTGCCTGTGAAGGACCAAGCCTTTGCACATTCTGATCTTCACCTTTTTGGTCCAAATAATCATCCACGGCATAAGCGAGTAAGTTCTGTTTTCCTGTAAAATCAATATTATTTACCATGAGCGCCGCCAAATAAGCCACACTCTGTATAAATTTTCTTCTCGGATCAGCGTCACTCAGTGATGTATTCATCAGGCTCTCGAATTTTTCGACCCCAATGGACTCAAGTTCCTCGACATCCACATCCACAAAATTCACATCGGGTAAATTAAATCTCGCCATCCGATTTCACCACCTTGACTACTGGATACAATTTTCCGGCAGCTGCATCGTAGGTATAGTCAATCGCTTCCACTTCGATCTCGGGGACGGCTTCTTCCAACCAATCAACCACTTCCGAATATACCGCTATTTCTGCCATGCTCATCGGTTCATCAACTGGGGGAATATACCCGGCACCGCGATCAAGTGGACAACTACCATGCATCGTACTTAAAGCAGACCGTGTACTTTGCAAAATCGCTGCATCGCCAGTCGCCCCGTAATCAATTTTTTCTAAAGTTGTGAGTTCGGTCATGGTTGGTCACCCCTTTCGAAAGGATACATATTTACTGGAAGCCGAACACCACTTACTCCCGCCAAGGTTGTACCAGGTAATGTCCGTCTTTTTCTTTCCATAGACCTTGTACTTTTGATTCTTCCTTAGCACCTTAACAATGTGGCCTTTAAGCGAAGGGGAAGAACGACAATTCAGCATGCCCACCTTAATCGTGATTGTCCCCGTCGTCTTTTTCTTGGAAGCTCCTTGAGAAGTTTTCTTTTTTGGTTTAGGTTTAGCCACTTTCTTTTTTGCTGATTTGGGATACTCTTCAAGGACCATGTCGGCAACCACCGTACACAATCGCCCTTTTTGATCGATCTCTCGATTGGATTCAGTCAAATTGGTGAGTCGCCATTGATTCTTTGAAACCGTCAATTTGCCAAGAACGAAATTCCCCACTTTTCCCGACTCGCAAAACTTTCTTAGCTTTTTCAACTCGTCTCCAGGCTTGACCCCTTGATAAATTGAAAAAACAACGGTCATTGAAAATTGAGCTAATCCAGGGCCAATAAACTCCGGAAGTGGTTTCCGTCCAATCAAATCATGCGATCCCCATCGTGCGTTGGTGGTCCGCTCACTATCTGTAAACGTTAAAACCTTTTTTCGTTTGACGACAAATGAAACGCCACCAAAAGAACCGATTTTCGTCATTTGTTACACCTCGCCTAATACTTTCCGAGGACAAATCCATTTGTCCCAACACATAAGCAACAAACAGAATCCCCCACTTTTGGCATCCAGTCGTCATCGCGATCCAATACAACAAAGTCATTGGAGACGACCGAATCACGCTTCGCAAAAATAACACGAACGGTTCGATCTGTTTCTGAAATGGAAGAAACACGACCTATCTCAACGACGTTCATGGTCAATACCCCCTTAAACATTTCCGAAGCGTAACCGTTGTCGTTGTCGCATCATCAAATGACGCATTTTGTGCGGTAACGATATATTTACCATTGAAATGTCCAAATTCTGATAGCGTCATCGTCATGCCTGCGTAATAATTTTGATAGCCATACAGAGTTAGCTCCATGATTTGAGCCTCTTTATTCGCTTCTCTTAATCGTGCTTTTGCCCGCCTAAGCGCTGATTTTTCATCCTTAACATCTTCTTGTACCGATAGGATTCTCTTGACGCTACTCGGTGCATGAGGGTCTGTAAAGGTTACATGATAAGTTTTCTTCATGTCTTTTTTTTGAAATGAGACTTTGCACGAGCGATAAACATTGGTCAAGCTGCTTGTTCCTTTGTAATTTTTCAACAGTGAACTGCTGCGTTTGAATGTCAGCTTGCTCGCTCGTTCCTCGTATACGCGTTCATCAAAAACGGCAATCTGCTTACTTGTGATTTTGAGTGCCAATCCTTCGTTCTCACACAAGATCATTAAAAATGAAAGATCGCTTTCCCCTGATTGCTCAATTCGATCATATTTAATCGTTTCTTGAACATCATAGACAAGTTTTAATTTGTTTCGATTGGCGATATCGCCTGAAACCTTACGCAGCGTCGTTTTCTCCCACGCTTGATGGTGTCCTTCTGCACGAATGGAGGACGTATTCGGAACCGATATACCTTTGATTACGGCTACGCTGGGCAAGCCACTAACTTCGATCTGATCAACCTCGAATAACCCTTTGGCATAAGTCTTTTTTTGAGCAGACGTCTGAATAATCGAAACCTTAACCGTTGATCCTTTTTGGGGCATCCATTTCCCCATCCATAAGTGTTTCGTGTCTTCAAGAGTCAGTTCAAAATCATCCGCCTCACCGCTTAAATTATCGGTGTAGGACCATCCTTCAATTTTTGCATTTAATGAAGTTCCGCGATAAGAAAGATTAAGACGGGTCGTCATCGCCGTTGTCATTCTCGTCGTCACTCCCATCCACTTCATCTTCTAATTCGTCCACATCTTCAGTCATCCACGGTGGATCATCGCTCGTATCTTCTTCTAAATCCACATCTGGAATAGTCAATTCAATACCCTGGTCAAAAATAACGATTAAACGATACGCTTGATTGTCTTCCAATAAAATTGGGAGCATATACTCGCTCCCGTATTGATCGTATGCAATTTTATCCCACGTATCGCCATATTTTGTGGTATAGATCATTTGAACGACTTCCTTTTGCGATCCGCCTCATATTGTTTCGCTTGCTTGAAGAAATTTTCTCGCTCGTTTGCAAGTGCCTTTTGTGTTTCCCGGTTCACGCCATGAATAACCGGAGCATAAGTAAACGAGTGTTTACTCGAATGAGAAATAGTTTTTGACAATTGGCTTGATCGCTCAGCCAACTCTTTGACTTTACGTTTGGGCTGATCCGCACCCAGTAACTGCCCCGTTCGATGGTAAATGGACAGTGCATTTGGATCTCCGGGACGAATTGGGACAATCGATTCAGGATAACCAGCTTCGGCCACCATACCTAAGTGCGGCTGATTGAAAATACCGCCCTTGGCATGCAGCGCCAAGGAAAAAATATCTTTTCCTTTTCCTTTTTTGCTTGCCGCTGAACCCGCCTTCTTGGCTTTCTTTGGCGATCCCGGATTCAAATTCGCGTTATTCGCACGATTGATCAAATTCGTCATTGCGTTGTCTGCTGCTCTGATTTTCGTGTGCAGTGTATTCACCCATGTCGGTGACTGAGCCAATACAGAATAGAGCGCTGAGGCAGCCTGAGAAACGCCACCGCCAACGCTTCCCATACCTGAAAGGGATTGCACGCCTGAAGCTGCACGACCAAGTGAACTCTGTAGCTTTTTCGCACTTGCCTTTACACCATCAAATAAATTTGCTGGAACCTTTGGGACTTTAATCTTCGGAACCTTGGGAGCCTTAACTTCGGTTGCTTTCTCGCGCGCTTTACTTGCAAACTGATTCGCTCTATTGTTCCCGGCACTCTGCTTTTGCGCACCACCACCACGAACAGCATCAACAGCTTTGCCGCCAAGATAGCGCCCACCGTAATAGCCAAGAGCCGATCCGACAAGGCCGCCAATGATTGTTCCTACAACCGGAACGACTGATCCGGCAGCGGCACCTGCTGCTCCACCGGCCCAAGCACCACCTAATCCGCCGGCCGCTTTCCCTGTTGCTTTTACCTTGTCTTTAGCAGTTGCGACCTCATACGCGGATGACGCAACGGCTAGAGCGGTATTCGCCTTGCCCGCAAGTTTTGCGCCGGAACCGGCAATCTTGAGCGCTCTACCCTTAAAGGATGTAGATCCATTTGACTTTAAAGGGACTGAGATTTTTTCTTTTGCTGTTGCTCTCGGCTTAGGAGTGGCCGCACTTGCTCGTTTGGGTTTCAGTTTATGGCGTGATCGACTTGGAACAGTTTTTGGCACCTCTGATGCCTTGGGTTTCCTCGTTGGAACACTTTTTGTTCTCGTGGTTTTGGGAGTTGCAGCTGCTTTAGCGCTTCCCTTTTCCCCTCGAAATTTACCCCAAGCTTTACTTGCTGCACCCTTCGTCTTACCGAGTGCCCATCCGCCGCCTCTTTTAGCAAGACCTCCGCCAAATTTTCCGAGCATTCCTCCGGTCATCATGTTTCCAACAAAGGCAAGACCGATAGCCGAGGCCAAGTTTCCTTGCATTGCGGATTCAACTGAACCTTTTAATGCAGAGGTCAAAGTCTTTGACCATGCTTTTACAGCGATTCCTGCCAATTTCGTGAATATTTTTTCAACAGCTTTACCACCAGAACCGCTTACCCACTTGTCCATTGCATCGGCTGCGCGATCCAAAGAGACATCAACTTTTTCACTAAAGTCCATGTCTTGGTATTGGTTATAGTTAGCTAACTGCGCGGCATAGTCTGAACGATAATCTGGATTGTTCAATCCTCTTTTGTCAAACTTGGGTTTGATTGTAATAAAAGGTTCAAGAATATGTTCAAAACCGTTGGATAAATTTTTACTGAATCGTTGAACATCCTTTGTATGTGCCGTAAAAACGTCGGCCAGTCCGTTTGCTGCCTTCTTAACCAGAGGGAGTGCCGTCTCTGCTCCAATGATCTGCAAAGTTTCAAATGCACCAGATAGTTGTTCAACAGCACCCGATGCATTGTCCATTTTCTTTCTCGCCACATCAAGTGCCGTTACTTTGGACATTTCGCCATACATTTTTTGAACGCCATCCGCGCCCTCTTTATAAAAAATGTTGGCCGCTCGTACCGCATCGGTTCCAAACATTTTCTTGAGTGCGTCCGATCGTTCTTTTCGAGTTAATCCAGCTAACTGTTTTTGTAAAACGCCGGCAATATCAGCGAGATCCTTTGCATTGCCTTTTGCATCAAAAAACTGGTTGGATCCATCTTTCGTGATGATGCCCAAATCTTTCATTAGCCCTGCCGCTTTATCCGTTTGAGGCGACAGGTTTAAGAGCATGGTTTTTAAGCTTGTGCCTGCATCCGAACCATTCAACGCATTGTTCGAAAAGAGGGCAAGACCAGCAGCCGTTTGTTTTAATGACAATCCTGCTCCATCAGCTACAGGACCCACTGCCGCGAGTCCATATTTAAGATCCATTAGGTCAGCTGATGATGCATTCGCCGCTCCGGCTAAGTAGTTGGATGCTTGAGCGGCCGTCATATTGTCTTTTTTGTATCCGTTCAACGCGTTGGACATCAAATTAGCTGAATCTGCGAGCCCCATGCCACCGGCAGTCGCTAGGTTTAAAGAAGCTTCCAAACCACCGCTTTTTATGGTCTTTGTAGATAATCCCGCTTTTGCAAGCTCTTCTTCGCCCTGCACACTTTCCAGCGCGTTATACTTTGTACGCATGCCGACATCAAGCGCAAGCTTGCGCATTTGTTGACGTTCTGGATCGCTGATACCTGTCAGTGCTTGGAGCGAATCAAGCTGAGTATCAAAAGCCATTCCTTTTTTTAACGAACTGCCCGCCAAAAGTGGAACAGCTAGCGCTGCTGCTGTGGCAGGAACGGCTACTGCACGCTGGGTTCGCGATTTTGCTTCGGACAAAGCATTGGAGGTCGACTGTTTAAAAGCCGACCCCCTTTTTTGTGCACGCTCCAAGCGACGCTGCGCTGAAACATTTTTATTTAATTGTTCATAAACATCTTGTTGCGATTTCTTGTATTTCTCAACACCAATTGATCCACGTTTGTACTGATTATCTAGATCCCGCAAACTACGTTTTAACTGATTTGATTCGCTTTTCAAATCCGACATTTTCCGGGAGGCTGATGCAAACGCGGTTGTTAGCGAACTGGTCATATGTCCGGTTATATTAAAGGCAACGTCAAACGCTTTGGCCATCGTTTACGCCTCCTCTGAAAACAATTCGATCGCATCTTCTAGCGTGTCAAAAAGATCATCTAACGTTAAATCCATAAAATATGGATAGGGCGTATGCGTTCGAGAAGATAGGCCAAATCCGATTTTTCTCAGCTCTTTTTGGACGGTTCGAGTTGGCTGCCGTATTGTGTTTCGTCCAAGCGTCCTTGCAAAAAAAGGCGAATGATTGAAATAACCTCAAGCGCATCTGTACCAGACAGTGATTCCAGATCTTCTGGAACCACGCCGGAGGCCGCTCCTGCGAGCTTAAAAAGGCCACTCGGACTGTTAATCGCTTCGTAAGACGGAATACTCAACAGCGCCTTGCCATTGACTCTGTCCAAGTCTAATTCCAACGTTTCAATTTTCTTGTCATCAACTGTAATTGGTGTTTCCAAATCGTACTTAACAACGTTTCCCATTCGTAACCCTCCAGCAAAGTTTTTAAATTTAATCAATTGCCCCATAGATCGTCACCCACCTTAAAGGCCGAGTGCCTTTCGAACGTCCTGTAAATAATCTTTTCCTTCGACAACAAATCGATAATTGATCTTGTCTACTTCAACAAGCGTTTGATCATTCACTTGTACTTTGAGGTAAACAACCTCGATGTCGGTTGACCCGTCCGATGAATTTCCTTTTTGAAATTTTCCAAGATCGGTTTTTACCGCAGATCCTTGAACCACAACGCGGACAGATTCAATTTTCTGTTGTCCATTATCGTTGTATTGGTTTGCTCCGCGGCAGTCATAAAATTGTGCGTCAGGGCTGCTCAAAGAAGCCATTGACTGGTTCAGGGTCTTCCAATTCATTGTGAGTTTCATCGATTGAAAGTGACCAATAACGGGTGCATCATATTCTCCGGCGATTCCTGCCCCCGAAACAGTTTGCGTCATCGTTTCCATGGACGGCAATTGAATATCTGCCACGCCAAGTTGCTGACCGCCCTTATAAACACGAAAGTCATTCAAAAATTCCGGTACACTCATGCGTCAAATCCCCCTTCTTATGCGAACAGAGTCGCTAAATATGACGTGTCGTATTCAAGCTTGAACTCAATATCTTCGGCTGGGGTCGGAACTCCTAACTGCACGGTGAAGACGATTTTTCCGTCCAACAAGCTCGTCGTCGGGTTGTCCTCCGGTTTAAATAAAACCTTTCCGCCAAGCAGTGCATCACCAGCCAAACCGTTAAGCCAAACATTGATGCTGTCAATAAACGAATCAATCAAACGGCGATTCGTGGGATCATCCACATTGTGCCAGAACGAAAGAATGATCGAATTTCCGATCCATAAAAACATGCGTTTTACCGGAATGAACACATCTTTAACATCAGTCGTTGACGGATAAGCGCTCGTGCGATTTCCCCATAGTTTCAATCCGCCGATGAAGTTCAATGCGGTCACAATCCCATTACTGTTCAAATAATTTACTTGAGCAAGGTCAAGTTGCGCGTCTTCTCCGTCGATAACCAGACAATCCGCTTGCAACGATTTATTCGATGGGCTGACGTATGGCAGATCATCATTGGCTCCGTCTACTTGAGCAATCAAAGCAGCTGCATGCGAAGAAAAGTTGTACGTTTTAGAGCCAAGTTTCAAATCAGCATAGGTCACGATCTGCTCTGGACTGACCAGACCGTGCTCATCTTTGTAGGCTGGGGCAGCCGTATAAACCTTTGCTGATGCATCATCAATCTCGGCAATGCTGATTGCGTTGAACACGCCATTAATGTTCTTGACTTTCGCTCGCATGACAGCTGCAACAGTTGAATCTTTACTGTACTTAGGAGCAATTAGTGTGCCTGGAACTAAGCGAAATTGAGGGAATACGGCGTTGATCAATTCAAGCCCTGTACTCTTACCTGTTTCGGCATCGTATCCACCAATCACATCATTAACAGTGACTTCTTCAGGATCGAGATAGTCGTATATGACGCTTAGAGTTGCGTCGTCTGTAGTAACTTGTCCGCTCGCTAATGTAGCAACCGCAACTTTCCCTTCATCATCGAACGAAGCGGTATAGTCTTGATTTGCTACCAAGTCACCAGTAACACCACTTGCTGTTACCTTAAGCGAAGCCAGCAGTATCCCTTCACGATCAATGATGCCTACTCGACTTTTTGTTGTGATGGATTCAGGAGTTGAGACACTTTTTTTGTGTTTTCCTGGGTCAAGTACATTGATGAAAACAACTGGCGCGACTCCATACAATTTAAAATGGGTATCAATCACTTCACAGAGCGTGAATTTTTCAAAATCCGATGATGTGCCAAGCACTTTCTCAGCATCACCAATGGAATAAGCCAAAATGGGTTTGTTGACTGCCGTAAGGTCGCCCTGATTAATCGGTGCAGTACCGACAACAACGGTCAATCCCGCTGTTGCTTGAACCGGAGACTGAACCCCAGTCGGTTGTTCAGAATAGCGAACACCATGAAAAAAAGCCACGTTTCATCATCCTCTCAATTCTTTTTTTGCAGAATTAAAAAACGTCTGTTCAGCGCTTCCGGGCTGTGACAAACGTTTTTCAAAATCATTCAGCTGAGTTACGGAAACAAACAAGGGTTTAATCGACGGATACTTTTTCAAATCAACATAGTCGGGAATTCCGCGCGTTAACACGGTATTTTGGAGCAAAACGCCGCCGGGCAACGTCGGTCCCAAATAAATTAATGGTCCATCTTGTTTCATTTGTTTCGGTGTAACAGCTACAGGTGAATCTTGATTTTTTTTTACTGGGTCAGGCATTGTAAAACCTCCTCATCTTGTATCTCAGGAACAACGTACTGAACATTTGAATAACCGATCCAATACGGCGTTTCCTGTTCTTCCGGAATCGACGTTGAATAAGATCCCTTTTTCAACCGGAACGACACGATGTTCTGCTTCTTTTTCAACGCGATCTTAATTCTGTTTAAAATGTTCAACACATCACGGTAGCCTTGCTGAACGTCTGAACAATAAATGCCGGCAATAATTCGGAACTCAGCTACCGTATCATCACCCGTTTCTCGTTCCTCCAAGAAGCGAATAATGATAGAAGGGTAGTCGTCTGTATCGTCAACCGGTGCGTTCTTCATGCGCGAAGCCTTTTTTTCTTCAAGGTACTGCATGCATACCTTCGGAGTCTTTTCTTTGCCATCGTCTGTTTTTAGAACAAAGTCGCTCACATTATCGGATATTACTTTTTTTAGGGCATCCATTAAGTCCAAATTAGTAGATAGCAATGTCAATCACTTCCTTCAATCACACGGCTGAGTTCATGTTGCAGTCGTTGATTCAACCGCTCTTGGGCCTTTTCTTCTACCCATTGGCTGACCAAAGGTTGAGCAATCATTTGTGGAATTGCCGGACCAAATCGTTCATTGATAGGGAAACGGTGTTTCCCAGCTCGCAAAAAGACGCCCATATGCCCACTTCTCATATGAGCGACGAATGCACTCCCTAACGGTTTCAACCCTTCCGAACGTTTGACGGCTGCCTTTATTGGCACTTTTCTCAAAGGCTGCACCGTCTTGGGCAATACACGAAAAGCGTAGAGAGGGATGCGTTTTCCCTTCGATTGCACTGAAGCGCTTAGATTACCTGCGTATGCTTGCCGAATTTTAATGGTTTTCAGGACATCGCCATGCTTCACATAGTATTTTTCGCGAGCTTTTCGTCCCGCCTCGGTTCGCGCAGTTGTTGCAGCTCGGTTGATCGCCCTTGCCACAACTATTGGAATCTTTTTTGGCGTATCATGGAGTAAATCTTGAAGACGATTGAAATGCTCGACTGTTATTTGAACCGGCATATGATCGCCTCCTTATGAACGATTTGCTGTGATTTGTACTGAAATTAATCCGTTTTCTTCTGTGGCTGCGTTCACTGTATAATCTTTGCCATCAAGACTCAATTTTTCTCTGGGAGCCGGCTTGTCCATATCGCTTGCTCGAACATAAAAGGTTTTCGATTCATTAAAAATACCTTGAGTCATTGAAAACATTTCTGCAGACATCATCCGTTCGCGCTGAGAAAATTGATCGTCGTCGATAACAAGATCAACATCGACACCATCAATCTGATGTGTTTCTGCGAACTCTTTCAAGTTTAAAAACGCATTCAGATCGTCACTCAGACATTCTTTGAACGATTTCATATTTTCAATCCGGTGTCAGGCCCGCCTTGTTCTCCGTCATCATCGGGGGGCATACCATTTGGCTGCTCCCCAGTAGGCTTTTTTGGGATGCCCTTCACCGCTTCGGCATACCCCGCTTTGATCAGCCGATTTTCTTCTTTTTTCGTCAGATCATCAATCGTTTCACCGGGATTATAATCTTTGCCCTTTGATCGGATCTTAATTTGCTTTGCAATTACGCTCATGTGGGCATCCTCCTTTTACAGAACTTCTAGAACAGCCCAGCCATCAATATTGCATGGGCACGGAAGTGGCCGGCTAGAAATCTTAAGCATTTTGATTTCGTTGATATTGTCCGCCCATTGTTTCGGAACGCGAGTACCTTCGTACGTGACAAAATTTCCGTTTTCAAGCTGAGTCACTGCACCATACATAAACTTTCCATCGCCAGGAAGAGCCATGAGCACTTGGTTAGCCGGTACATACGGTTGTGTATTTCCTTCGTCGTCCTCATACCAGTCGTTGTAGGTGTAGATGTCAAGACCCAGTTCATTTATCCTTCCAATGAAAGTAACTGCGTCCGATTTAATCGTTGGGTTGAAGTTGCCAAGATACATGTTGCGGACATCAAGCAACTTTTGGATTTTCGCATTATTTCTGAACGCTTTAAGCGCAGACGTTCCCATGACGAGCACAGTCGGTGCACGACCAGAATTTTTAATCACATCCAACCGTTTATCTTCGAGTTGCCCGTAAATGTCAGCCGTATCTTGATCCCACTTTTCGGCACCGGTCAAAACAGTTTTTCCTGTGAAACCGAAATCGATTTCATCTTCCGTGATGTTTTTAGAGTCGCTGTCTGCATAGCCTTTGGCGATTACCTTTCCCGAGAAAAGTAATTGTGCAGCCATCCATTCTTCACGTCGGGCAATCGCTTCGTCCAACTCCTGCAGGTCTTTCGCAAGCAGTTCTGCTTGTCGGTCTGCAGGTGTCCGATTGCTGATCAGGCTTTCGTTAAAAGCACGATTCGAGAGGTCATCAATCGTCAGCGACCGCTGTGGAGCAAGCCGAGGTGCAGCGTATTCAAATGTCTTGTAACCTTGTCGATCCATGGTAATTCCGCCTACTCGTGGTGCTACAAACGCTGCCATTTTACGTTTACCTTTTCGATAATCGAGCAGAACTTTATCCGTTACAAATGTTTCTGCAGGCATTGAAAAAAATGTGTCTTTTAGAAACGAGTGTACCGGTAATAGCAGATCCAGAACGCATTTCATTGTCGTGGTTTTGTAAATGTTAATATTTGCCATTATCTATTTCCCCTCCTCAGTAAGCCTGGTTGTCTTTCAGAAAAATGCCCTTGGTTCGTAAAACGTCTTCATGGGTATCGGCAGTGTCTGTGCCACCGAACGCAAGCGCTTTGCGATTGAATAAGCCCGATGCATAAGCTTGTGCGACAAGTGGATCTGTTCCAACCGTTACATCGTCGGTCAAAATAGCGTCTGCTGTTTGGGTACCGTCGGCTTTTGTGCTATCAACGGGAGCTGCTTGTTTTGTTTCTGTAACAATTCCGAGAACAGTTCCTCGCTTCAATTCGCCCAGCCCGGATTTTAGCGTTACTCCTTTTACTAGGATCGCGACAGACAAATCACTGATTAAGTTGTCCGGAACATACTCGCCAAAATTCCTATTCACAAGATTCGCCATGTTATTTCGCCTCCTCTCGTCTCTTTGGATTCATGTGATTCAAAATTGATGTAACGGCAATATTTTCTTCGTCTGCTCCGCCACCTGCAGGCGGAACTTCTTGTCCGACGCCCGCATTACCGTTGAGTTCAGCTTGGCGCGCACTGATAAATTGCTGAGAGAGTTGTCCGTCGTTCTTCATCGCCTGAAATGCGAGCTCCGGGGCAGTCATCGGCTCCTCAAATTTCGCCCTATTTAACAGTTCAGGCGAGATATTTGCCGCGATTTCTTCAATTCCTTTGATTCGTTCTCGCTCAGTAGCGACCGCATCATTCGTGATCTCATCACAAAGTGACGGGTATTTCTGTTTCAATTCTTCCTTATTTTTAATTTCCACTTCAAAAACCTCCTCCAAATTGACTTTTTTGCCGATCTTATCCTGAATTGATGGACGTGTCGGCAAATGATTAATATCGAACTGTACGCTGTTCACAATGAGGAACTTTCCATCATTGGAAACAGACGATTCAACCTCTTCAAACATAATTTCATCAACAAAGCCTTTTTCTTTTGCTTCACGCGCTGTCATCCAAGTGGTATCGTCCATCAATTCTGTGAGTTCGTCCTCTGACAGCCCGGTTTTTTGCGTATACGCTTCGATGATCGCCGCTTTAGCGGTATCAAGCATATCTGCCTGTTTCCGCAAATCTTTGCCCTCGAAATAGCCCATAAGACCAGCTAATGGATTATGAATCATGATTTGCGCACTTGCCGGTGCCTTGATTGTGTCGCCCGCCATCATAATGATGGTTGCGGCACTGGCTGCAAGTCCGTCAACTTTGACAGTGATATCTGCCGAATGATCTTTGAGTAGTGAATAAATGGTCGTTGCCGCGAAAACGTCACCGCCACCGCTGTTGATTCGAACGACTATGTTTTGAACATCGCCCAATTCAACTAAGTCGTCACGAAACAGCTTTGGCGTGACTACGTCTTCCCACCATGACTGGCTTGATGCTATGGTCGAATAGATGGTTAGTTCAGCTTCATTCTCGTTTTTTTGAGTGAAGTTCCAAAACTTATTCTTGTTTATCCCCACTGTTTTCCCCATCCATATCACCTCCTTCCGATGGGTTATAAATGAGATCGCCCATCATTTGTTCCTCACGTTTCAGCTGAGCAACGTTTTGATCGAAGTTACTACCAGTCATTTCAATGGATTCGCGCTCACGCGTTGAAACACCTAAGGCTACCCGCAATTGAGCTGCCTTAACTTCTTTCAACGGATCAATCTGTCCTTGGGACGATCCATGCCATTCCGTCGAGCACCAAGCTTTTTGAATCGCAGGATCCACAAAAAAACCGGGCGCATCAATGCGTCCGATTGCTACGGCTTCTGATAACCACTGTTCATAGACAGGTTGACAAAACTCTTTGGCCAACCACTCACGGCTTGTACTAAAGAACTTCCAAGCCTCCAACAAAGAAGCACGACTAGCACTATAGCTGGCATTGAATGATTTGAGCAATAACTCTTGCGGAATCTCAAGTGCCGCTCCAATGTACCGCGTCAGAGAGGTAACAAACGCGTCAAACGACGTTGCCGGACGCGTTGGATTCGCCAACTCAATACTTTCGTTTTTTCCCAAAACATTGATTGCTCCTGGTGCCATCTCGTATGTGCTATCTGTTTTATCTACCTGTTCCTCTTTCGGAATCATTTCGCCAAGAGGAGTTTCTGAAGTCGGTCCGTCTGTCTTGATAAATACGGTAAACATCCCGGAAATAATGGATGCCATCAATTCAGCTTCGGTATACCGGGTGAGCTGTTTCAGTGTCTCAATAACAGGAGCGAGGTATGGAACGCCACGTCTCTGTTCTGCTCGCTCTTGCCGAATAAGATGCAAAATATTCGGCATCCCGGTCACCTTACCAAATGCATCAATACGTTGCCAACTTCGTCTCAGCTTTTCATCGATGCTGCTTACCCAATACGCGACCGTCTGAGAAGTGGCTTTATCGACCTCCACGCCCGAATAAATTGGATTTTTGTTTGATGGATTTTCTCCAACAATACCGTTGCTAATGGAATTGGTCGGCGTCGAAATCCGATCTGCTTCAATCACATATAACCGCAGCGTGTATGGCATATAAGTGGTTTTTTTATCCTTTTGAAACAGGCAAAAAGAATCACCATTAAGCAAATGTCCCATAAAGGCGGTAGACTGCAGATCGAAAAAATCAGCCATACGCAATTGGTCGCATAGTTTAGTCTCGCTCCACAGGGCAAATTCTCGTTCGACTTTGCGTTCCCACTGATCGCCTTCGGACTCAGATAGTCCAAGAAGCGACACATCTAAATGTGCCTTCAGTTTCAAACCAGGACCAACCACATTTGTTCGCGCGGTCTTAATCGCACTCGTTGCGATTGGCGCATTCATGTACAAATCACGTGATCGCGCAATTAAAGTCGACAAGTTCTGATCAATATCAGTAGTGGCCGAATTTGCACTCGCTTTCCACGCGCGCATGCTTCGCTTTGTATGCGAAGCTCCGCCGTTTTGATAATTGAGTACTGACAAAGCACGTCGCGCCGTTTCTCGTTTATAGGCAGCCATTGGCGCAATATACGCAATCATTTTATCAATGGTATTCATTTCATCACCGCCTTACCAATCATGCGGCATAATACCGATGACTCTGTTTCGATTTCCGCCGCTTTCCATCATGTCGATTTGTTTCTCAATATCAGTGATGGTCGCTCTAATCATAGACAGATCTGCCCGTCGAATCCTGCGATTGTTCAATTGGTACTCCTGCGCGCCGGCGAGAATCGCCTCTTCACATGCATAATACTGATTGAGCAAGTTCTTATAACGATCGAGACGCTGAATGTTCATCGAACCACCAACTTTCATAATGTAACTTTGCTAACTAATCCTGTTTTTCTGCTGATTTCCCGCGGCTTTTCCGTTTGTTTCTGCTTACCAATCAAAAGATCATTCAGTTCTTCGAGCGGTGGATTGAGTATTTCTAAGGCTGCCGTTGCATAATTTCTTAAATCGAACGGTTCGTTTCGTGCACCACTCGTTTTCTTTTCCCAAATAATACGTGTTTGACCATTTTGATATTTCGTGACCCGACGTTCTGCGGTCAATCCTTCATAATACTGGTGATCGTAACCGAATTTTTTCGGAAAATGACAATATCCTTCTTGCTCGTCTGAAGATTGCAACCGTGAAACGATTACATCTTTGCCGACATCGACACCAATATTAAACAGCCATACGCCTTCGTCGTTTCTTCGCTTCGGGCGCATAATAAAAGGAATTCCACTTCCGCCTTTGCCTTTTATGGCCCAGACGCGTTGAAATTCCCTCGCTTTGCAATAATCATAAACCGACTCAGTGTGATGTCCACCGGAATCGATGCATGTCGTCATGATAGGAAGCTCAATCCCATCGACACGCTTGAACTTTCGTTTCAATACAAGGTCTAGGTCGTCCCAAACTTCACGTTGCCCGGGGTCGCCCATGATCACTCCGTAGCGAACGCCCCACGATTCTTTTCCTATCCCCCAGCCGATGATCTCATACTCAAGCCGGTTGTCTTGGGTGTCGACTCCCATCGTTAGACAAACCACGGATTCAGGCAGCGAATCGCCATAATCTTCCCCTCTCTTCTCCAATGAGTGGCTTTTAAGGCTTGTTCCTTTTTCTTCCCATGTTTCACCGAGGGACGTATTCACCCAAACCTTGAGCGTTTCCAATCCTTTTCTTTTTGCTTCGTGAAAATCATCAATGATATCACTCCATTTTTTCCACGGACTTAGTAATTCATTGAGATGGAATCCGCGAATTGGTGCATCCGGATTTTCAGCAATCCATTTTCCATGAATCATATTTTGCTTCCACTCTATTTCACTGTGTAAATAGCCACAGCACGGACAGCGCATCGACTTCGTTTCAAAATCCATTTGTGGCCACAAAAAAGGTTGATATTCACCACAAGATGGACAAGGAACATGAAATCGTTCTTTCGTGCTTAGTTCAAACTCCGATTCAATTCGGCTCGCACCTTTAATCGTCGGGGTCGAAGCCATCACGATTTTCCGATTCCAAAACGTTGTCGTTCTTTTTTCAGCTAATGAAAGTGGATCACCTTCACTGCCTGCACTGAATGGATAGCGGTCGATTTCATCGGCGAGCAAAATACGAATTGGGCGAGACGCAAGCCCAGACGGTGCATTTGCTCCAATCAATGCCACGTATCCGCCAATAAATGTTTTGCGCAATGTCGTATTTCCACTGTCTCGACTTTTCACGTCCGCAACTTTGTTTCTCAGCGATGGCGTATCACGCACCATTGGATCAATGCGCTCTTTAGAAAAGTTCTTTGCCATCGTATCAGTCGGCTGAACCATCAAAATTGGCGCTGGATCATAATCAATATGGTAGCCGAGTGCATTTAACAAGATTTCAGACTTTCCGACCTGGGCACTCGCCATGATCACGACTTTTACATAATGTGGATCGTTAATTGCGTTGAGCATTTCACGTTGATAAGGCGCGCGATCTGTTCGCCACTTACCAGGTTCAGCCGAACCTTCGCTTGATAAATATCTGTATTGATCCGACCACTCCGAAACGGTTAGGTCCGGAGGAGGCGCGACAGTATCTCGAATAATTTCACGAAACAGGTTTTCTGTTTTTCCCTTTTTTTCGGGCATTGTGCTTCACCTTCTCGGCTTCGACAACCGGATCCTCAATCAATCCATTGTCCTCATCCTCCTCAATCGAGAGTTTATCTTTACTTTCCGCATAAAAAACATTCGGATCATAATCTTTTAATTCGTTAAGTGCTTCGTTAAGCACTTTTTTTATTTTATCTTGGACGATTGCCATATCTTGTTGACCAATCAGCTGACTTGCTACCCTAGTCGGGATCGCTAAGATTCTTGTTCGAAAAGCAGTCAACATATTATTCATTACCCGCTTCACATCTTGAGAGCGATGAACTTCTCCTTTTAAGATGTTGAGTTCGAGTTCAGTTTTCTGCCGGCGCGCTCTGGTCCATAAGGCTGTTTCAACTTTTGCGTCAAGTTCATCATCGCCTTTTTCTTTTTCAATCCGATAGTCGATGTACGATCTGATTGAAGCAACGAGATCGTATCTGCCTCGGTTAACTTTTGTCAGCGCTCCATCCTTTTCGAGCTGCCCAATTCTTCGTGTTGATAACCCTAGGATTTCCGAAAGTTCGCTTGTCGTAATTATTTTTTCGAGAGGCTTGGATTGCTTATCTGACAAGGGTTTCACCAACTTTCTGGAAATAAAAAAACCGTCTCCGGCGTTTGAAACGGAAATCGGTTTTTCGGCCTGCTAACTGAAGGTTTTTTGGGCGCTCGTGCACCCGCTAGGGTGACGGGTCTCCAAAGTACCTTTTTTCCCTAGGGAAACTTACACATCTGTAAATATATTCCATTAGCGTTCTAACCCTTGATATTAAAGGGTTTATCGCTCTTGTTATGTATGTCGTGTCCTACGCTCTTGAGACGCTTTCTAAGCGCTTTTGGACACATTATCGTGTTTTTTATTCACCCTTACACTAATAGCCGCAAATCGTATGACGAACGCACCATAATCTACATTCTGTTGCGCTCACCTATCATCACAAACCCTAGCTGTATCAAGGGATAAAAAAATTTATTAACCGAACGCACGCTATTATTTTTTATGGTGCTTTCGTTTGCCGTCAATCATCCTCACTTTGCTCATCGCTTTGTCCAAACGGTCTTGCGTGATGCCGATGTAACGCAGGGTTATTTCTTGAGAGGAATGGTTGAAAAGCATTTGGAGTGTCGCGATATCGCTGGTCTCCATGTAATAGTGATAGCCAAATGTTTTGCGCATGGTATGTGTTCCAATTCGTTGAATGCGTGCTTTCTTTGCTGCTGCATTGAGAATGCGATAGGCTCTGCTGCGGTCGATCGGTCTGTTTCTTCCGTTCCTACTTTTGAAAAGGTAGTCTCCATCCTTTAAACTTCTGGCATACGGGACAAGATATTCTTTGATGTAAGGCGGTATTTTGAATTGCTTTGGCTTCTTTGTTTTCTTTTCGCGGATGCTTACATACTGTTCATAGATAATTTCTTTTTTAAGTCGGAGCAAGTCCGAAATCCTTAATCCGGTTGACACGCCCATCAAGAAAAGAATGAAGTCACGTTCGTTGTGCTCTTGGAGTATTTCATACATTTGTTCCAGTTTGGCTTTATCTCTAATCGGCTGCACGAAATTCATCTCTTGATCATCCCTCTCTTCAACGATTTCTCTATTTTATTTTGAGCGCGTCGGCATGTTGTTTGGACTGTGGCTTTCTTGATTTTCATCAGATCTGCTATTTCTTCCATCGAGAGCATTTCAGCATGATGCATCAGATAAATGTCTTCTTCTCGTTCGGTCAGTTCTCTAAGCGCGTTGAGTATCGTTTGTCTATCTTCATCAAAGAACTCACTTTCGTTTGTTACCGTTTTGTCAAAATAGCATACATCCATAAGTTCCGGATCCGTGAGATACACTTCGGTTCGATCAGCTCCACGCCTGTTGTCGGGATTGCGTCCATGGTGCATCCAGTTAATCGCATACTGCATGTCGTTTATCATCCCATTGATAACCGTCTTTTCGTCTCCTTCAGCAGATCCGTAAGCCTTCTTTATCATTCGAATTGATCTCCGATATTCATAAACCATTTCCCTAACGCCCACCTGCTCCATCCCCTTTCATTTTCTCCGGAACGCCCCTTTATGCCTTTCAAGCTTTTGCCCGAACTCGCCCATCATGCACCGGTATTCATAAGTCGAATACTCTTGCTTTTTCTTCTCCTGTTTCCGTGGTCGCTTCTTCTTTTTATCAGCCATTTCGCACCTCCATAGATAAAATAAAAGGGCACCAACTAAGCGCTCGTTGCGCTCAATCAGTGCCCGTGGTGTTTCCACTAAGCTTGTTAAAGTTTGATGTCTACTTCTATTTTTGCATTACAT